TTTTTTTTTGCCTAAATCTTGCCCGCCAACTATAAACTTTTTTATTTCTATATATATGAAATACTTTATCTCTCTCGGGCAAGATTTAGGCAAATAAATATATATATTTACATCTATAATCACTTTTTTCATTGCCTAAATCTTGCCTAAATCTTGCCCGACTTTAAAATAGTTAAATTTTTACTATAAAAATCGTTAAAATTTAATTAAAATTATTTAAAAATTATTTAAAAAATTAAATTATATTCTTTATAATATATAGTTATGTCAAAACGTGAAATGTCAATTATTGATTTCTGCAATAAACACGGTATTTATTGGTTTCCACTAAATTTAAAAATATCTGAAAAACAAAAGATTCCACAACCTATATATGAAGATTGTTATAAAACAATAAAAAAAAATAAGGATGGAGATGAATATGAATCATTTACTCCATCATATACTGATTTTTATCGTGAAAATATTGATGAAGCTAAATATAAAGAAAGACAAAAATTATTAGATAAGTATGAATATATCGCGGTTGATACACATAAAATACAACAACTAGATTGTGATAGTGAAGAAACAAAAGAACATTTTATGAATCACAAAATCAATGATAACGCTGCTTATATAAGTGGTCATCCTTATTTTTTATCAGTAAAAAAGAGACTACCACATATATTTTTAAGATTTTCACAAAGCTATAAAGATCCTTCAAAATTATTAGAAAAAAAAAATCATCGTATAACACCAGACGATGAAAATAAATTAGATTATGATTTATTATGTGGTCAATGGTCTTATGTAAATAAAAATACAATTGTTTATAATGCTGAATGTTTTAGTTTACTTGTTAAACCAGCTACAGAAAGAATTTTATTTCCTGAAGCATTAAAAAAATTACAAAAAGAACAACCAAAAAAGCAAAAAGAAGAAAAAGAAGTAAAAGAAGTAAAAGAAGAAAAAGAACAACCAAAAGAAGAAGATTTAGATATAGAAATTGAAGTAAAAAAAGTATTAAAAAAAATATCAACAGAGAAAAAGACAAAGATTAAAGAGATTAAAGATGACAAAGAAAAAGAAATTAAAAGAAGAAATCATAAAAAGATTGTTGAAAACATAGAAAAACTTATCAACAAAGATGATCTAAATGAATTTGAAAAGGAATTAGTAAATTATTTAGATTGTCTAAGTGATAATAGATTTACAAATTACGACGATTGGATGAAACTAACAACAATTATTAAAGCAAATTATGGCGATAATGTATATAATGTATATGATATACATTGTTCTAAATATAAAAATTATGATAAGAATGGAAATTTAATTTTTTGGAAAAATTTGAAATCTGATAAAATCAGCATGGGAACACTTCTATATTGGTGTAAAGAGGATAATTATAAAAAGTATAGTGAAATCATATTAAAAAAATATGATGGTCTAAATATTTCTGATAAATTTTGTTGTGAAATTTTATCTATGATAACAGATAATATAATATGGAAAAAAGATACATTATATATATATGATGGTCAAATCTGGAAATCTGGGTTAGAAGCAATTAATAAATTTAAAGATATTATAGATAACGAATTATATGATTATATTAATTTGCACATATTGACTTGTTTTATACAAAGTAAAGAGATACAAACATTAATAAAACAATTACGCAGAATACAAACACAACGTGGAAAAGACGATATTATAAAAACATCTAAACAACCACATTTCGGATTTAATAAAGATGATGATGAGAATATAAAGTTCAATAAAGATTGGTTTTTATTTCCAATGAAGACAAAAGTATATAATCTAAATACTTCAGAATTTGAAGAATATAAAAAAGATATGTATATAACAAGTAAATTAAATTATGATTATATTAAACCAGAAAAAAAAGTTGAACAAGAATTTAATTTACTTCTAACTAAGATTTTCCCTAATGAACAAATTAAACAAAAATTTTTAATGATTTGTTCTACAGGATTAGAAAATAGATTAAAGCAAAAGATTCATATATTTACTGGTTGTGGTGGTAATGGTAAATCATTATTATGTAAATATTTAAGTTTAGTTTTAGGACAATTTTATTATTTAGGAGATACTCAAATTATTACATATGGTGGAAAGAGAGATGATACAAAAATTGCAAATATGGGTAATAAACGTGTCATTATGTTTCCTGAACCCGATAAATTAAAAAAAATTGATACTGGTGATTTAAAAAAATATACTGGAGAAGATAATATAAATGCTCGCGTAATATATGAAAAGAACACCGATAATGCAAATACTGGCACTTATATAATATGTTGTAATACATTACCTTTATTATCTGAGGTACCAGATCCAGCAGTAAAGCGTAGATTTGATATTACACCATTTGTATCAATGTTTACATCTGATAAAACACTTATTAATAATAATAATAATATATATGAAGCTGACTCAAGTTTAGAACAAAAAGGTGAATATTTTAAACAATCGTTTTTAAAATGTATCATGGATACATATAATGATTATAAAAAAAATAATTATCAATATAATGTAATTGATGAATGTGAAACAATGACTAAAAAGTATTACGAGAAATCAAATATATTAGTAGAATTTTTTAATGATAATTTTAAATTCTCAGAAAGTGAAGATGATATTATTTCTATAAAGGAAATATACGATATATTTAGATATAGTAATATATATAGTATCTTATCAAAAGAAGAAAAAAGATTATATAATAGAGGCGCTATAATAGAATTTATCGAAAGTAACCCACAATATAAATCACGTTACGGAGTAAATAATAAAAATAACGCAATCTTAAAAAAGATAATATCTTTAAAAGATATTGAAGAAGATTAATAATATATTTTAAATAATAATTTTATTTAAATATTATATAAATATATATATATATATAAATGGTAAATTCTGGTTATTCTAAAGAAGAAATGAATAAATATATGAAAGAATATGTTAAAAATTCTCAATCAATAAATTGTAAATGTGGTGGTAAATATAAATCATATAATAAATATATACATTTGAAAAGTAAAAAACATAAAAAATATAGTGATAATAATGATTTACAAATGTATAATAAAGTAAATAATATAATATTTGATGAAGATCTAAAATCAAAATTTATTGAATTTCTTAATAAGAAATAAATCACAAATTTATATTATCCTTATTCACTTTTCTACATTTTTTTAACTCTAAAGATACTTAAAAATAATAATAGTTATATGATATATAAAATGAATAATTATAAATGCAAATACTGTAATAAAAGCTGGACTAAAAAAGGTTTAGAGCTTCACATGGTAAAAAATAAAGTATGTAGAGATACTCAATTAAAAGTTTATATTGAAAAGTACTTAAAAAATAATATATATAACAAATTATAAATGGATAAGAACAACTACAATAACAAAGAATATAAAGAATGGCGGATTAGAATCAAAAAACTAAATCAAGCTCAAGCATTCTTAGATAAAGGGATACAATTTTTTGTATCAAATAAAACATCACAACAAAATTAAAAAAAATCTTAATTCCAAATTTCTTTCTTTCTTCATCTCCTTTACTTAAAATTTATAATGATTCATTATATAATTATAATATTAAATTATAATATAAATTATATATATATATGTATATCAATTTAAAGCGTCTAAAAGCTCCAGAGATACGTAAACTAGCTAAAGCTTATAATAAACTTAATTTAATACCTCATCCATCAATTCTAAAGAAAGCTGATTTAATAAAATATTTAAAAGAACATTTAGAAACAAATATAAAAGGAGCGGTGTTTATCGATCATCCAAAATTACAAAAATCAATAAAAATAGCAATTGATAGGATTAAAAAAGAAGATGAAGAAGCTAAACAAAATTTAGAACAAACAATAAAAGATATTGAGGAAGATATCAAGAAGAATCGATCAGAAGATAAACCCAAAATAGCATATAGAGATACTTTAACAAAAGAACAAAAAGCTGAACAAGACAAACGATTTAAATATTTTATTAAAACAGGTCAAATTATGCCAACTGATACAGAGATTCCAATAAGTAAAAAAGAGAAGAAAGAGTTAGAAGCTAGAGAAAAAGCAGTTAAAGAACTATTAGATAAGGAACAAAAACAAAGAGATAATGTGATAAAAAAACGTAATCAAGAGATTATGAAGAAGGTTAGAGAAGAGTTAAATGAAAAACCTAAATCTCCAACTAAAAAGAAAAAAGTAAAAGAAGAACAACCAGAAGAAGAAGAAGAAGAAGAGGAAGAAACAGCTGAAGAAAAGAAGATGAGACTCTACTTTGCATCTATCAAAGATCCAGTTGAAAGAAAGAAACAAGTAAACAAATGGTTATTAAGTCAACGTCAAAGATTGAAGGAAAAGGCAGAAAAAAGTTAAATTAACTTCCAATTAATTCTTTCACCTTTATTCTTCATCTTAATTGCTTTTCTAATTTGCTTTTCGGTTAAATCATAAGCAAGTGGTGTGGGGGTCTTTTCATTGACTTTCTTTTTAGGTCTACAAACACTTGAAATATTTTGTTCTTTCTGTTTCTTTCCTTTAGTTCCACATGGTAGTTCCTTTTTATCTGTGATTAATGCAGAAAGGTTGATCCATTGTTCACCTTTAGTAGGCGTCCCCCATCTAATCAAATCTTTCTTCTTTTCTGGACTTGATTTAGTCATACCAAGTTTTCCAAGCATCATTGATTTGTATGCTGATGGTTTCATTTTTTCGACTGCTGCTTTTTGTGCTTTACTCATTATATACTATATAAATATATTTTTAATAAGCCATATTTTTATGTCATATCTTTTCTCTGTGTCTTTTATTGATGCTTCCAGACTTGGTTTATTCCATAATAGCCATCTACTCCAAAATCCAGCAGTTTTTGGATCATCCCAATCTTCACCCATTCCTGAATGACGTTTTAAATATCTTTCTTTTCTTTTTTCGTCTTTGTGAATAGTAAAATCACTCATACCTTTGGCGCCGAAATTAATTGTATTAACTCTGTCAGTTGAAGGATTAATATAATGTATCATATACTTTTTAGTTTTTTTATCTGACGGTTCTAAATAAAAATCAGTCATTATAATATATCTATATAATATATATGATACAAAAATTATTATTATTAGGTTGTGGAACTATCCAAAGATCATTAATAGAATTATTACATAAAAAGAAACACCCGCTACTAAGAACAAAAGATATAATTATTATATGTCCTGAAGATATTCCACAATATATATATAAAATTATCCCTAAACTTATTCATATTAAAATATTTATTACAGAAGACAATATGGAAAAGTTATTAAGTCCTCTAATGGATAATAACTCATTATGTGTAGATTTAACCGTCAATACTGATTCAATTAAAATTATTTCAATTGCTAGAAATAATAATTGTTTATATATTAATACATCGATTGAAGAATATGAGAAGCATGATATTAAAAATCCAGAAAAGCAAACATTATATTATCAAAATATTGAATTAGAAAAGTCATTAAAGAAAGATAAATCTAAAACATCAATTATTGAATCTGGAGGTGCAAATCCGGGGCTCATATCTAATTTAACAATGGAAGCAATACACCAATATTGTAAAGATTATAAACCAAATTTATTAAAATATATTAAAGAAAATAAATGGGCATATGTAGCCTCAAAAATCGTTAAAATGATTCATTGTGCAGAAAAAGACACACAAGAAACACATTATAAACCAAAAAAGAATTTTTTATATAATACTTGGTCTCCTGCCGGTCTAATCTCAGAAGCGAAATCACCATCATTTATATCATCACCATTACCACCAAATTCAGATTATAAAAAATCTAGATATAATAAAAATATGTATATAAATCAAAATGAGTATTCTATGAATTGTTTTACTGAATCTTTTATAATTACACCAAATAATAAAGTAGAAAAAATAAAAGGTAGAATGATAACACATAATGAAGTTGTATCTATGGGTGATTTATTTTCTACAAAAAATTATACACCTATTATAAGTTATGTTTACGATTCATGCCCGATATCTAAACAATCTCTAGAATTAATGAAAAAAAATAATTATGAAGATCCGAAACATTTAATACCATTATATCAAGAAGATATAATTAATAAAGATTCATATGATTCTTTGGGGGCTTGTGTCTTTTTTAATGATGGAAAAATTTATTGGTGTGGTTCTGTATTAACAAATAAACAAACAATGAAATTATTAAATAAAAATTGTCATTCTAATTGTACCCAATTACAAGTATCTATCTCAGTATTAGCATTTATAGAATATTTATTAAAACATAAAAAAGAAGGAGTTTTAACATCCGAAGATTTACCATATAAAGAAATAGTTGAATATTGTAAACCATATTTAGGAAATTATATATGTAGAGAGATTTAATAAAATAAAAATAATTTTTGTATTATAATAATATATGCCATTTCAACTTATATCAAAAAATAATTTATATAAAGTTATAAATAAAGATACAGGAAAAGAATATTCAAAAGATTATTTAACAAAAAGTAAAGCACAATCACAATTAAGAATATTAAATAAATATTTAAATATTATGAAAGGATCCGGACTAAATAAAAATGATATTAAGACAATAACCACAGAAGCTCTTTCAGATGCGAATATTCGTTCTTATTTTCCAAATGCTAAAATAGTAGCAATACCAGAATTACAAAAATATAATTCAATTCATGATTTAATGCCAAATAATAAAGACGTTGTCTTCTTATTATATCTAAATAGTCCAACTTTTGGTCATTGGGTTCTTTTAGCTAAATATGACGGAATCATTGAATATAATGATAGTTATGGTAATCCAATTGATGAACCTTTAAAATGGCGCTCTAAAGCTAAAAATATAAAATTAGGTCAATCTGATTATTTAACTCAATTATTAGAGAAAGTAAAAAATAATTATGATATTGTTTATAATGCAAAAGATTTACAGGCAGATAATAGAAATATTGCGAGTTGTGGAAGATATGCTATTTTAAGAGCAAATACAATTTTAAGAGATTCTATGCATCTTGAAGAATATTTAAAAATGTTAGAACATATAAAAAGTATTACGGGTATGACATTTGATGAAATTGTTTCTGACGTTGTAAATATTTAATTTTCAAAATTAATTATAAAATCTTTTCTATTTAATTTATATTTTTTAGAATACTTATCTATATCTATTTTTTTTAATTTATCAATTGATATCATTAGATAATCTAAATCATCAAATAAATTATTATTATATTTAAAAAAATATAATTCATTGTTGAAATTATATAAATAAATTGTTCTTCTATTATATTTATTGATATATATTTTAACCATTTTATAATTATCATAATTATGTTTTCTATTTTTTAACTTATAATCAAACCTATTATCATAAAATAAATTTTTATTATCTGGAGACATTGATATATTTCTTTTAAAATAATTATTAATTAATAATAAAATTTTATCATTATTCATTATAATATAGAAGTATATTTTAAATAAAAAAAATATAGTTCTATATTATATATAATGAACGAGTATTGTAATTGTTATGTTAAAACAAATATTAAATGTGCTAAATGTAATCTACCATTTAGAAACCCAGAGACAAAGCAAGACCAAATAGATGAATTAATGAAAAAAATAAGAAATAATGTTCAGGATAATATAATTTATAAAATGGAAATTCGAGAACTACAAGATGAAATAGAATATGTACGACTAAATCTGCCGATTTATCATCGTCGTCGTCTTCTAGTAATGATGATATAAATAGTGAATAATCTATTTATATTATTTAAAAAAATAATATAAGTTTTATTAAAATAAAATAAAATATATAATATATAATATATAGAAATATGGAAAAATATGAAAATGGTAAAATTTATAGTATTAGAAGTTTTCAAACAGATAAATTTTATATTGGTTCTACTTGTAATCTTTTATATGTTAGATTAGGACAACATAAGACACAATATAAAAATTATTTATTAAATAAAGATAAGTATAATTATATATCATCATTTGAAATTATAAAATATGATGATTGCTATATTGAATTACTTGAGAATTATAATTGTAAAGATAGAAATGAATTAAATAAGAGAGAGGGCGAACTAATAAGACAACATATAAATAATATAGTTAATAAAAAGATAGAAGGCTCAACAAGAAAAGAAACAAATACAAGATATTATAATTCTCATCTAAATGAAATAAAAGAACAACAGAAAGAATATAAAATAAATAATTCAGATAAGATAAAAGAGAATGCTAAACAATATAAAATATTAAATAAAGATAAATTAAATGAATATCAAAGAATTTATAAATTAAATAATTTAGATAAGTTAAAAGAGAATCATAATTGTGAATGTGGGGGCAAATATCAGACTAGACATATTACATATCATAAAAAAACAAAAAATCATATTAATTTTATTAATAATCAAGTCTAGATTATTTTAAAACCATAATATAAACTAGATTTTTATAAAAAGAGAGTATAACATTGATTTATTTTTGTAAAAATTAATTAATTTTTACAAATTTTAATATATAATATATTATTTCTTATCAATAATCTATTTTATACTACCATTTTATTATAATATACTTTATATTTTTTATAAAAATAATATAAATTATTAAAAATTATTAAATTTATTAAATTAATTAGTATTTTATAAATTATTTTTTATGTTATATAAATATATATATAATGATTTCTTTACAGAATCTAAAGTTCACATCTTCACACGCTAATACAGAAGATGCTTCAACACACGAATATTTAAATATTGAAATGGTGAATGAATATTCAACTGTCAATACTGAACCTCTACCGATTATATTTCAACAGGTCAAGGCGGCGAATATAGTTAATGATGTTGGCGATTATTTCTTATCTGTTGTTAGATGGAATATTCAGAGTAATTTACCCGTCTTAGTTCCTGATATGCTTTTATATCCTGCTCTTCATGCTCCTACTTTTCATACACAATATAAATTAATATTATTATATTCAGTTGGTACTTTAAGTGGTTCCAAAACTTTTATTAATCCAGATGTTAATAATGTTGGTTTTGTTGTTGATTATGAGCCCGAAATTTTTAATCAAAATATTGTTAATAGTATTTTTGCTCCTACATCTAGAGAAGAAGTTTTAAACAATCCATATTATTATATTAAATCCGTTGATACATTTCTTAGAATGTTAAATAATACAATAACTACTAATATCGCCACAATTGGTGCTACATGGACTAAACCGCCATATTTTGAATGGGATGCTCAAAGTCAAAAAATAGTATATAATCGTCCAAATAGTACCCCTGTTCTTGCAGGAGTTAGTGCTGATGCTAGCTGGTATATTGCGGTTAATCAACCATTATATAATTTATTAAATACTTTTAGATTTGAATATTTCCCTATAAATTCAGGGAATGACCAATGGTATCCTTCAAATATTGAAACAAGATATTTATTAAATAATGACATCTTGCCCACCACTGCTTTATCTGTTGGTGATTATTCGCCATATACTCAACAGGCATCATCTGTTGTTAATTGGTCTCCTGCTGAAGCAATTGTTTTTAGTTCAGGAACTATTCCCGTAGAGCCTCAAATGTCTGGTGCCCCTACAAATCTAAATCTTATAAATCCATCTACATCATCAAATATTTATGCTCAACAAGGAATAACAAAAGTATTAACTGATTTCAGCATTCCGTTTACTTCCGGCGTTGAGGCTACAAATCAATATATTTATTATACTCCTACAAGTGAATATAGATTGATAGATTTAATTGGATCTAATAATTTAAATCAATTAACTATTTCTGTTTCATGGCGTGATAAATATGGTGTCCTTCATCCAATGACTTTAGATGCTGGGGCGAATGCTTCTTTATTGATTATGTTAAGAAAGAAAAAGTTTAATAATATAAAAAATGTTTTTAATTCATAAAAAAAGTTATTCTATAAATTTATAAATTTATAATTTTTATTTTTTTTTATTCTATCATAATATATATAATAATGTCAAATC